CAGCGGACGAGGAGACAAGTAACCCCAACGTGGGGTCCACCTGCGCTTCGATGTGTATCGGATAACTCGCTGCCTAAGCGAGACCCGACACCCTCGTATATTGCCAGATAGGAACGCAATCAACAACCCGGAGGGGTTGTAGTTCCTGCGCACCTGTTCCTTAAAGGTCCAACAGACTCCGCCTAAGATAAGAAATTCCCAAGATCTGGGAACAAAGGCGTCGTAACTGCGAAGACCCCCATGGTTTGCTCGATAGAGGGGAACTTTACCTCTACCGCGGACTGTACCAACTAATGTCCGTACCATGCATTCTGGGATGTGAATCCCGGAAGCGTCGTCCTCGTCAGGCGGTACACAGCGTGACGTCGGATTGCGTATTCCATTGAGGAGCACGCTGACAGTATTAGTCAGGCTCACGCCTGTCTTTGCTGTCCAACGGTTAAGAACGTTGATAGCAACACACAGGTCCTGTTCCGTCTTCAGGCTTTTAACATAAACGCCACGGACGTTAACGCCACTAACATAGTCGGCGCCACAGGATTCCCGAAACTGACCTTCAACGAAGGTCTTATCTGCATTGACCACGAAACCAAGGAGGTGTAGCAACCTTAGTACGCGCCTAGTTGCCCGCGAATCCACGATGATATCATCACCGAAGACTGCGAAGTTTCTAGAAGTGGCCTCTCCTTTTCCCTTCATAGGGATATCGAGAGACCTGTATACAGACTGTACGATGCAGCTAAATATGAGAGTTTCAAGAGGAAACGTAAAACCATTCCCCATGGTACTCACCATGTTTAGCTGAACAACCTCCTTGTTAGGGAGGATCGTCGATTTGCACCTGAGGAGCTTAAGCCAACGCAAAAAATCGCGCGGCAGTACGTCCTCTAACATGTTAAGTGCAATCGAGTCTGACGCAGACTCTAGATCGATGGTATCGAACCCATCGCCCAGTGAACCACGCCTTGCCATTACGCTGTTGACGTAGGGTTGTGAACCCAGGTCAATACCGAACACCGTTTTCAGGCGATGCTCGATGAATCCTCCGAGACCAAGTTGAAACCACATGTTGATACTTGGTTCCGTACAGATACCTCGCGCAATCTTCGTAGTTTTATTAACGAAGCTGTAATTGCTTGACTCTACAACGGTGGTGCCATGAAGGCTTTGACGGAGAAGCTCAGCTTCCCGCCATACCTCACTGATACAAACCAACCGTCCCCAACAATATGGGAGATCTCCAGTTCCTGTAAGGGAGCTATCAAACATCTTCGTATAAAAGTCAGAATCCCGAGCTTTGACACTCGAGCCTGGACCTGCGCGGCCATTAACAAATAACTCATTAATGGACGATACGAGAGGTGTGTCGTGGTTTTTAAACCAAAACGAATAGAGAGCATCTCGGACGCCCTCTACTAGCATCTCATCAAGGGACGACTCGCACAGATTTATCCAATCACCACAACGCTTGTTGACAGCATGGAATTTCTCCAATGCTGCAGCGCAGGCTGAATCAGATGGTTTGTCTGCCTCGTTGAATTTCTTCAACAAGCTATCCCGAAGCGCGTAGCAAGCTACTTGCCGCGGTGTTGAGTCCGGTGCCCAGCTTGGAAGCTGGACATCGATTTCGTCCTGAAGATCAGACAGAAGAGCCTTGGAAAGAGCGGTAGCGTTAACACGCATATCGTGACTCCAAAAGTGAATGTAACATGACTATCGGCTACAGTGCAGATTAAATCGCACCATAGTACAAGGAGCGGATAGCAAGACATGTTTTACAGTCCTGCAATTCGCACTCCGCTGTCGCCTCTCCGAGTTTAAAGTGCTGCAAACCAGTCAGGTTGCTAAAATCAAAGGCTCGCGCCTTAGGATCATAGCCCCCTATCTGACCTTGCTGCGCCCAGTACTCGAGGGAGACTACGGCATAACAATACTCACTGGGAACCAACTCCTTCACCGAAGTGAAGTCGTACGGTAGCTTTTCCCAGATCGTTGCTGATGCACCAAGAGGATTTACCACCTTGGTGTGTTCACGGACGACTGGTTTAGCTGCGAAACGTCCCAGTTCATCGCGAAAGATCAAAGAACTATTCATGATGAGTTTCCTTTTCGGTGAGTATTACAGGATACCGTTGATGGCCATGTCACCCATACCAGCGCTTTGCTGATTCAGGGCTCCGATATGAGCACTATAGAGAGCCCGCACATTTGCGGGATCGGTAGTGTCACAGCCGGCAGGAATTTGTCCTTCAGTCCGAAGGATTCCGACCTGGAACGGCTGTCCAGCCAGCGGAAGCATACCCTTGCGGGTTACAACCGTGAAGCTGTTTTTCGGTACATTCGACACCACGCCAGTCACTGGATTCGGGGACCCCAAAACACGGAGGTTTGCCGCCCTAGTGAAATTAATGGTGAATGGAGACGCGATTGAGTGGAAGGTTACTCCGGCAATAGAACCTGTGCCGGAGGAAACTGCCACCTGTTCCCCTGGATTTCCCGGGGGAGCCGTGTCAGGAACTACAACCCAAGACGGGGAGGTAAATCCCGTTTGGGCAGACCCGGTAATCGGGCTGGTTACGTTGATGGACATTAGATTGTCACTCGCGTAGTGTTGCAGTGAAAGGAAATCACTCAGTTTGGACTCCTCTTGAACAACGGGAGGGGTTTGGACCGAGCAATCGCTGCGACTAGTGCTGATATATTGCCAAATTGCACTGCAGTCCCAGGAACCGAGAACTGAAATGAAGGAAATGGCGCACTAAGGATGGCATTGCGGTTAACCCACGTTGCCTGTTTATAGCCCTGTCCACCTTCAACGGATATATCATAGTCCGTGAGGAAAGAAGGGTCGGGACGTATGGCTGTGTACTGTGTTACCGTCCGGTTTCTTACCGTCCGCTGTAACCAGGCCCAGTCTGCCCAAGCCAACTTATAACTGTCAAGCACTTCACCAATGTTGATGAAATAGTCGACAATAAAGGACCAAGGAACGGCTTCCCAGATAGCAGGAACGATGTCAGTGAATCCGACACCGAAGTTTTCTGCTATTGAGCCCGCTCCGGGAGGACGACATTTGACGGCACCCAGGTATCTAACCTGTTCAACGAGAAAGCTAGCACGGCTATATAGTGTACCCTGAAAACCAGGGGTCGCGAGATTACTCGCCGATCCCGTAAGGGTAACTACTTCACCGTTGCCAACAATCCGTTTGGTGTCGACAGAATTGAGGTCCTCGCTCAGCGCGCGAATAGCCGCATGAGCGTCATTAACGTCAGACACTAAGGGCTTAATGCCTAACGCGTAGCCCAGCCACAGGTCTCCAAGCGCTTTCCCGTAATCAATGGGATCGCGCCTATAGACCTTGCGAAGCTTACCGACGCCACCAACGAAGGTGTTCGTACGGTTGAATAAAGCTTTCACAGGATGGCGAAGCATACGTACCGTCTCAGCGAACTCAGCAATGGTGTTTCCACCACGCCAGGCAACAGACTCTTTGAGATAGGACGCAAGAAAGGCTTGTTTAGCCTTCTGTTCAGCGACAGGACTCGCACTGTTGCTAGGTGCGATAGGAGGAGGATAGAAGTAGTGACCCGGGCAGCCAGCAATAGCTGCACGGTACTTCTCGATCAAATGGTAGTTCGGTCCATTCGGTCTTGCGACCGCACGGAGACGAGCTTCTTTGAATCGTAAAGTCCTCTTCACCCCGTCTAGACTCGTGGTGGCCGACGCCCCTCTGGATACGTTTAACTTCCAATCGGGAATATCGATACCATAAGTCACGACGCTATTAAGCTCATATCGAAATGGCGCTTGAAGTGGGACAGGAGTCCCGCTGGTGCCAGTGATAGAGCCCGTTATATCAAGAAAGTAGGTCTTTGTGCTCGTACGAGTCACAGGGACTGTTCTTGTCATGATAGGTGTCCTGAGTGAGTTTTAAAGGGATAACCTCCAAAACCCCGCCATCTACACAGATGGCGTGAGCCCCGAAGGGACTTCATCGAAAGCACATATTCATCTAACAAATCACTGTACGATAACCTGACAGCGATGATACTGTGGATGGCCCCTTGCGGGTGTCCATTGACAGTTGGTCCAACGATAAGAGTGTTTATCATTGGCCTCTTCATTACAAAGAGGGATATCAGTCATGAGAATGACTCTTTGACTTTGTTAGTATGATGCTCGAGATGAAGCCCTCCG